ATAAATTGTCGCAACAGAAATATCGTTTCATTCCTTTTTTAGTTCCCTCAACAGCTTCATTTAACCCACCTTATGACCTATTTTGTATAAACATTGATGATTCAATTCCTCAAGTTTTAACGGGAGCAACCTATTGTGGTGAGACCAATGTTCATTTGATACCAGGTGAATATGACCTCAAGGTCTATGAGCAACCTTTAGCACTATCAGGTAATACGAATCCTCAATTCGCATACGATGTGGTATATGAAACACTGGTGAATGTGGTGGGAGTTAATGGTTATGACCCTACCGTTTGGTCAGGAACATCAAATACTTATATTGTGTATAATTCAAATAACGATTAAAAGATATGAAGATTAGTCAAATGAACTTTGCCGTGGACAATGTGGACCGTTGGGTAGAGAAAATGTATAAGAACGAACCATTCGTAAGATGGGGGTTAGATAATATGGAAGTGGAAAGATTGTATTGGTATACAGATTTCTCACCAATCCATAACGCTTGTATTCGTGCCAAGGTAAATAACGCTGCAGGTCGTGGATTCACAAAAGATTACAAAATCAACAACAAAGAATGGTTGAACGATGTAATCAAACAGATGTTCTTTGAATATATTGTGACTGGTAATCTCTTTTTAGAAATTGTTTGGAAAAAAGATAGACGACAAGGAATTAGCGGTTTCCATGTTATTCCATCAAAATACATGAGAGCCAAACAACCAAAAGACGCTGAATTATATTCAGACACTTGGTTCTATTCACACGATTGGACTATGTGGAAAAAGGCAGGTATTGTTGAACTAAAAGAGTTTGACCCAACAGCCTATGAAGACAGACAAGTTATCGCAATCAAACAGTATCAACCTGGATACATTTTTTATGGGTCGGCTGATTATGCATCAAGCCTATTGGATATTCGTTTATCTCGTGGTATTTCGGAACACAATTTGCACTTAATCCTTAACGGCGCCTCACCAAGTTTGTGGGTTCATCTGCCTGAACAAGGTCCTGATTCACAAAACGACCAAGAGAACATTTTAAAGAGGTTAGAGGAACGATATGTAGGTTCTGCGAATAGTGGTAGGATAATAGTATCTTGGGGTGGTCCTGAAGGAGAGAAACCTGAGATTACACAGATTAACTCCAACCTCCAACAAGGTATGTTTAGTGAGATTTTTGCATTGGTTCGTGAGAACATCTTGGCAGGACACCAAATCCCTGACGCATCATTATTGGGATTACCAACACCATCAGGATTTTCAAGTCAGGCTGAGCAACTTGAAACTGCTCAGAAACTATTTATGAGCACAACCATAAAACCACTCCAAGAGTTTATCATTCGTGAGTTAACACCAATCTTAGAATTGATGTATCCTGGCGAAGAAATCAACTTGGAGATTGAACAAAACCAATTATTAGCGTAATGAATTACAATGTCCTTTTAATATCAGAACAGAAATTAAAGTCACAGAGTCCTATTGACCCAAATGTTGACTCTGATGAGTTGCGTTATGGAATACAACAGGCTCAGAATATCTATATTCAAGAGACACTTGGGACAAACTTTTACAATGAGATTTTGAATCAGGTAGAAGATGGTTCAATTTCATTATCCGCTAACACCTATAATAAGGAGTTGTTGGACAACTTTATTCAACCTGCTTTGGTTGCATATTCTTACTACATCATCTTGGACAATATGTTCGTTAAATTGGTGAATGTGGGTCTTCAACAATTCCGTTCAGAACAATCAAATCCTGTTGGGATAAAAGAGTTCCAATACCTTAAGGACCAAGCAAGAGACAGAGCACAATTCTTGGACAACTTGATGAGAAGACACTTGGTATTTGAGAACTGGAAATATCCAAGATATACACAAGTTACCAACAACGGTCAGTTGATTCCTGAGTTCGGTTCACCGTTCAGAACATCTGTAATCCTACCAACAAATAGCAGATTCAATTATTACGGATACAATAGTCCATTAAACTCATTGTTTAATTGTTCTATACCCTGGTGGTATGGAGGCAGACGCTCAGGTGAATAAGATGGAGAAAGACACAACGATAGCAAATGTAGTCACTATGGGTGCTGTGGGTATGAGTGTTATGTCCACCATTCAAATCCTAACCATCATCTCTTTGATGACTGCGGTTGGATTGAACCTGATTTTGATTTACAAACAGTTGAAGAAGAAGAACGATTAATTTTCGTATCGTAACCACCGTTACGATAATCCACATTACTGGATTTCTCCTTTAACATCACATATAAATCCAATTCCTTTTGGAACTTTTGTCTTTCAAAGACAGGTATTGTGCGCTCGTATTCCCTTTTGTTGATTCCCATAGTTAAAATATAATCATTTAATTTTACTTAAACAAATACCCTGAGGTAATTTTTGTTGTTGCCTTAATCTCCAAGTCATTCAACTCATTTTGGACCTTCAGGAAGAACTTATCTGTAGGTGAGATTAGTATGATATACTTGGAGATGAATTGTCTCTTTAGAGTTCGTGCCAGTTCCAAATCCTCATGTGTCTTGACCGCCTTGAGCATCAATCTTACATAGGTCAGGTCTTTTTCGTATTGACTCATCTTAAAATCGTTTTAATATTTGTTTCATGTGATTTTCAACCAAATCACTTCTGGTGGGTTTTTCTATCATGAATGAGGTGTTGGTATCAATCGTGGGAATAAAGTTAATGTAGGTCAAATAAATGTGGTAAATCGTGGTGTCTGTGATGACCTGTGATATTACGGTTTTGATTACATCTCCACCACTCATGGTTTCAATCGTATCTTGGTTCTCCAATTCGTGTTTCATCAAGAATGACCTGTTGTTTATATTCCATCTTTTACCTCTACGAATTGATGAGATGTGAATACGAGATAGGGAATCACCACTATTCGTTCTGTAGATTCTTGAAATCTCTGAGTTGTTTAATCCCATATTAAATAGGTCGTTTAACCTTTCAAGGTCATTTGTTCTGTCGTCAATTTTTCCTGCTCCAATCATGTTTTGTTTTTTTATTTTAATTTATGTTTTAATTCAAATTGTCTCCACACTGGTAATTCGTCTGGTCCAATCTTATATCCTAATGTTTTGAGTATTCGTTCTGTCTCCACAAAGTCCCTTTCTGATATTGGATTCATCTTCAGGTAATCGTATTCAGGGTCCGCTGGTTCCTTATCTTTGATGTAGTGGACCTTACACTTGTATGTCTTACCAAATGGTGTATCCTTTGAGTTATAGAACTGTGACTCGTGTTTGTACTCCCCACATAACCTACAAAAGTATATCCAACCATTATCGGTCAACATTCTACGGTTCAGGAAGGATTCTATTTTTTTGTTCCCCATATCTATAAATATACACAAATATTAAAAAAAACCAAAATCTATTTGGATTTTTGAAAATATATTACTATTTATTGAATGTAATCTCGTTACGATGAGGTTACCTCCTTATCCGTAATTCAGGGGACTTATATCGGATAACCTAACCTCAAGTATGAGAAGTAGGAAGGGAGTGTTCTCTAGACTGCATCTAGCATCTAGAGGGGACTTACTCCTTTCCAACTTTCCTAAGTATAAGATTATTAGCATCTAGTTATATTTGATATATTAAAATAATTTGCATACATTTATATTATGAAAACAGTTAGAATCAACCAAGAGCAATATGACCAAATTAAGTCGTATGCATTTATCAACGACATGACCGTTCAAGGAGTAGTGGAGCATGCAATCAATAAACTTATGGAAAAGAATAAAATTGATGTATGCGAGGCAGATGTATTTGAGTTAGATATGTTTCACCCGCATGCACAGAAATTAGCTGAAATTGAATTATCAAAAATCATGAGTAAACTATGAGAGACCTAACCAACATACCAGAGAGATTTCATGTTTTATTCACAACTGATTGGAACAAAGGAAACGAGAGTAAAATGAACTCAATTCAAAGAGGACACATGGGTGATTTGTATCTTGAGTATAATAGATGGGAGATTCAACAATCAATTAGAAACAAGAAACCAGATGAGCCAGAAAGTATGGTTGGTTTTGTAGATTAAAAACTTGATTTACTCAACGAGAATATCTATATTTATATTTGTAGGTCGGATTCAATTATCTTATTCAAATAATCTAAAGTTCCCGTTTTAGTATTCCAACCTACAGGTTGATTCACACACAATCCCCGATGAGAGTTGGGGATTTTTTTTTTGATTTATTTTTGGCAATATCAAAGGAATTAACTATATTTGTAGAAACATTTAAAAACAAAAATAGACATGGAAAACAAACAAAAATCAAAAGAAGTACAAGCAATTGAAGATTCTCTTAACGCTTACATTGAGAAGCATAATGGTGAATGTGTAATCAATGTATGTATATGTGCATTT